TTAATATATTTCCTGCTGGTGTTGGTAAAACTTCTACCGTTCCAACCAAGTCGTCATTTTCCCACTTCATCTCTCTAATATTATGAGAAACGTTAGCTAAGTTGACTACTGAACTCTCTGGATGGTCGAGTTCTCCCATAGCTCTGCGTTCTGATATAAATGTTTTGTTATATTTGTTTGCTTCCCTTACTAAAATCTCTTTAGGGTATATTCTACCATTTTGGTTTTCAGCATTTGCTCTTTGTAAGATGCCGCTAACAATCAACTTTCCATCATTTTCTTTCATGGATTCGTTAATTTGTGATGGTTTTATATCAAATGGTATGTAATCTACTATGAGTTGTCTCATCTTGTTTCCTAACTTCTTACTTTAATTATTTCAGTTCTAATTTCTTCTAACTCTTCTATAAGTTTATCTACCTTGCCAAGAGCCTCTATCTTATTAAAACTTTTTCTATCCCCATTCTTTAGGGATTCTTCACAAAATTTTTTGGTTAGTTTAATAATATCTAACAACTTATAAATAAGCTGAAATTTAAAGTGCTCCCACTTTGGTTTTTGTTTCAGTTTCACAGGAAACCCTAATGTAACTGACCGACTTTATTAGCTAACTTAACTAACCTTTCACTAATCTTCTTCATAGCCGTATGGGTTCTTTTCCAATAGGATGTAGAATCAACACCTATTTCATTCTTTAAACGAATATTCATACCGACTATGCTCTCAAGAGTTTTTAAGGTATCACGAACTTCCATCATAGAACGACCAATCTTCTGTTTTGGTGTTAGAGTTTCGTCATTTCTGTAATCGTGGTATTTACCTTCAGTTACATTTTCAAGTTTCTTATCAATCTGTTTTGCTTTACCAGCTTGAACTCTGGTTACACTTACAATATCTTTACGTTTTTTTAATTGTTTTGCAACCATCATTTTAGCTTCACCTTTACCACTAGCATTAACTATAACACTACCTAAACCATCAACTTTAACATGAAACTTAGCTTCAGTCATGCTGTAACCACTTTGACTTGCTATACTTTTTCTTTTCTTTTTATCTTTTTTACGTTTACCACTAAAAGCAAATGGTGTCTTGGGAGGACCTTCTCCACCGTCTAATGCACCTGTAACAGATGCTTCATCTAACTCGATGTCATCTTCGATAAGTTCACGTATCGTGTTTTTTAGTTGTTCAAATTTAGTTTGCGACATTATCTATCTCCCCAATAAGTTGGTAATACCTCATCATAGAAACAACCTGCTTATCAGAAACAACCTTACCTTTTTTCAAACCATCGATTTGATTAACAACTTCTGTTAATTTAATCTGTGTAACTTTATCATCTACTTTTTTAATCTGAGTTTTCAGAGTATCTTTAACTACTTCTACTTCGGAATCGACATATTCTCTTAACTTATTTGTGTTAGAAATGTTATTAATGTATTCTTTAATTAATTTCTTTTGCTTTTCAGTTAAGTTGGAATATTTTTTATTGAATTTTTCTACTAATGTAGAATATGCTAACATTCTCAAGTCTTTTTCTTGCTTTTTTAGATAATCATATGTTTTATTAGTCTTAGAAGCTTTAGATTGAGATGTAATATTTTCTACAATAGTATACTTTGTTGTAACATATTTATCTGGAGCTACTTCTTCTTTATGTTCAAATAAGTTATAAATAGATGCTAAAACTTTATAATTGTTGATTTTTGTATTAAAAAAGTCTTTTTCATTGTAAGATTCTCTTATTTCTTTTATAAGATTATACTTTTCTTTTTTAATAGAACCACTACTCAACTTCTTTCTACTATCCATTACAGCTTCAATTAATGTTTCTGCACGAGATTCAGTATTGTATTTGGTTTCTGTAAGTATTTTGTACAATTCATACTCTTTGCCGAGTTGTGTACCATTTTTAAAATACCTTTTTACTATGTTTACAGCTTTGGAACTGTTAGATTCCATTAAGTCTACTGTAATCTGTCTTGTCAACAATTCAAAAAGAATACCAGTATTCTTGATTTTATTGTGTTTCATCTTTTTATTTAACATTAAAATGCTCCAGCGTTAAGTATGTCATATATAAATATAAAAATATAAAAAATTACTTTAATTTTGCGTCTTTAAGTTCTTCTTTATATTCGTTTTTAATTGTTTCAGCTTCGTTAATTAATTGATAGTCTTTTTGAGAAAACTTCTTCATATTCTGTTTCAAACCATCAAAATGTGCAAGTGCTAAACTTGGATTATACTGTTTTTTCTTATCATGTGAACCTAAAGGATCTCTTCCTCTTGCTCCACTATCTTTTCCGTATTTACCACCCTCTTTTGGTCTTCCTGCACCATCCCAGCCACCTTTAGGTGAACCACCCTCATCATCTAACTCATGTCCTGTCCTACCTGCTTGGTTGTCTGATGGTGTTCCTTGAGCTTCTCCACTCTTTGCAGGATCGTTACCCTCAGATTCTATCTGTTGTCGTCTAAACTTTTGTTTGTAATCAAATACAATCTGATTATCCATCTCTTTAATCTTATCATCGGTAAAATTAAATACGTTTCTGTAAATCCACTCTGTAGAAACAATACCATCCTGTAACATTGAAGATGCTAATTGTGTCTTACTACTCCATAACTCAACCTTTTCAGTTTCATATATCGTAGACGGATTTGTAAGATTCAATTCAAAATTAACTAAGTCTGCATCTTGATAACCTTGTGCATACAAGTGAACAATAGCTATTTTAGTCAACTCTGATATCGTGATTCTTTGTATTCTTTCGATAGTTCTAGCAAACCTTACGTCTTCTGCTGCAAGTGTTGCTTTACTACCAAGTGATTCTTCATATCCAAGAAATGCTTTAGGAACACGAAGTGCTGCTAAGAGTTTATTCTTTAGATAATCTATATCTTCTACTGCTTCATAAGATAAACCAGGAAGTGATTCGATTCTTGTTCCACTATCTCCACCACGAACTGGCAAGAAGAAATCTTCAGTAATATTCTGCATATTATATTTTAGATTATATTCACCAGTTGCTTGGTCGATGATAGGTGTTTTCTTCATCTTGTTTAAAATCTTTTGCATATAGTTATCAACTTCTGCAGGTGGAATGTTTCCAATGTCTATTTGGAAAACTCTCTTTTCAGGTGCTCTCATAATACGATGTATCATCATAGCATCTTCCATAAGTGATAACTGTTTCCAAGTCTTTCTTCCCTGTTCAATCATTGACTTACCATATGGAAGAAAGTTTGAATCTGAAAGTAATCTGAAGTGTGCTACCTCAAAATTTTCTAATTCTGATTGGTGTGGTTTTGCAGCACTATATGATGTGTTCTCACTTGTTCCTTGTTCTAAGACAAACTTAACATAGTGTGGATTTTCTGCATCTAATCCCTCTACTCTTGCTACGTCATATGCTGAAAGTGGTGCTACGTTTGTGATACCATACTTTTCGTTGATTTCTAAATGTAAAAAGAAATCACCATACTTACACATATTACGAACCCACGGCCACAAGTTAAACTCTATATTCAATATATCATAAAACAAGTTATGTAATATTGCTTTTATATTCTCATTTTCTGTTTGTATTTCTAAGACACTACCATATTCGGATTTCATTGTCGATTCATCAGCGTAGATATCTAGTGCTGAAGAAACGATACCATCATTATCCATTGATTCGTAATCTTTGAATAATCCTAACCTCAATGATTTCTTATGAACTGCATCTGTAGTTGCACTAGCTCCGTAACCAGAATATAATTTTGTGAATCTATCAATAAGATTGCTCTTTGCTATATGCTGAACTTTATCTGTGTCAGCTATCTTTAGTTTCTTACCACCAACATTCCTAACAATTACATTGTTTGAGAATAGTCGTTGTAATCTTCCAAATAATGATTTATCAGCCATCATTTACCTCTTTTTAATTAAGTAGCCACTCTAAGGACTCTTTTTGTTTGTTTGGGCCTCCACCATGTTCCCATACCCAAGAATCGTTTTTATTTTCTTCAGGAGAATAAACACCCTCATGTGCATTTATATTGGATAATGTTTTTCTTGATAACTCAATACCCTCTGCTCTTAATCGTAGAGCAGTTTCTCTTATCCACAATCCCATAGCAAAAGACATTACCAAATCATCATTGTAACCTCTCATTGCTTCTGCTTTTTGTCCATTGTATATAAATACAAACAGTTCGTCAATTAATCTATGTGATTGAACCTCAACTGCTTTTTCTCTAAAAAATTCTTCTAATTTTGCTATAACCAATGGTCTCGTTTTCATCGACATTGTAAAACCAGGCACCATTTGTTTTTCTTCTCTATTGTGTCTGTTGTGAACCTGTCTCTGAGTATCAACATACTTTAAATCTTTTGATGTGTAGAATAAGTTCTGATAATCTCTGTCTATTATCTGTTGGATTGCTGCCCAACCAATATTGTTATTCTCCACAACGAGTAATGCTTCATTATACTCTTGAGCTACGTTCACTAACATATTACCATAGTCTCTTGTAGATATTCTACCTTTGTATTCTGCTACCTGTTTACAACTTTCCAAATCTATAACGTGAAAAGCAGAATAGTCTGTAGAGTCTCCTCTACTAACATCAGCACATACTATATAATCTTTTGTGTAATCTGCTGGCTCCCAAATCCACAAGTTACTATCAATACCACGTTTTTCGATAGGTTCTTTACACGTAGTATTTTTCATTTCTTCTAAAATAACACCATCAATAACATTTTGTCCTGAAGTGATAAAGTCACAATCACATTCTTGAGCAGCTAACGCTGGTCCTAATAATCTGTCTTGTTCATCTCTCCACTCTTGTCCTCTCTCAGGATGAACAGTCCAATGAAGTTTTATAAAGTTAAAATCGTTTAACCCATCTTCTGAATCACTCCATGTTTTATGAAACCAATTACCAACACCATTTGGTGTAGATAATGCTATACATTGACCACCAGTTGATAATGTCTGTGATGCAGCTGCCCATATCACATCAATCTTATCAATAAACGCTGCCTCATCAAGTATCAATAAAGACAGAGCTTCAGAACGACCACTATCTTCACCACTTGATACAGCTTTTATTTGAGAACCATTTTTGTAACTCAAGCTTAACTTGTTGTCTTCCACACAAGGTTGCTTTAACCAACTTGGTAGGTTTGCGTGCATCACACGAACTTTTGTAACCAAGTTTTTTGCAGTATCTTGTTTAGTTGCAATCACCAAAACGTTTTTATCTTGATGAAACGTCATCAACCATAAAGAATACCCAGCAGTTAAGGTACTAATACCCAACTGTCGTGCTTTCAAGATTACATTAAGTTTGTTCTGTGAAAACTCTTCTAAAGTTTTCTCTTGAAAGTCATAAAGAGCGAATGGTATCTTACCCTTAATTGGGTGCTGAATAAACGAATACTTCTTTAGGAAGTAAATCGGATCAGCCGCGCACCTTAAATATTCTTTCTTTATAATCTCTTTATAGTTCTTATCCATTAACTTAACTTTGGATTACGTATCAGTACGTATACTGCCTTTGCATTACAAGCCACTTCTTTTAGTGAAAAATCATACTGAACTCCCTTTGTCAAGTGTGCAAGATTTACTCTTCCACCACCTGATAAGTCAGCGTGTCCAGTTGTTGATGCTTCACCTACAATAAGTGCTCCTGCTCCATAATTAGAAGCTGTGAAACTACCTGTTGCATTGTTAATTACTTGCAAACTCTTGTATTTTCCAGGGTGTCCAAATCTTTGAAAATTGTCGTAATCACTTGGATGCTGATTAATAGATGAACTTGGTTGATAATTAGTTGCCATATTTCTCTCCTATCGACTACCAGCCCTTTTAAGACCAGCAGATTTTAATAATTCGTTAAATGTTACTGAAGATTCAACTCCACCTATTTGTAGAGAATCAAA